TCCTGTGATATCCTGAAAGGATGAAGGAATCCTTTGTTGAAGTTCTTCTGACCTTGGAGGAGATTGAAACTTACTACTAGGTGCTTGTGATATTTCACTAAGAGCAGGAGAGGATGAAATGGGTTCGAATAATGAACCGGCCGGTGGAACAAATCCTTCTCTTACTGGTTGAATAAATATTTGTCTTGCTGCTGCAGCTTGTCCAGCTTGTCTTGCTGCTACTGGTCTTTCTGGTTGTCTTGCTGGTTGTGGTTGTGCTTGTGGTTGTGGAGGAGCTGCTTCTGGTGTAGGCATCAATGACGCTGGTTGGGTATATTGAACAACTATCGGAGGAACCTTTGGTAAGCCTAACACAACCGGCGGAGGCATCGATCCTTCTACTGGTTCCTTCTTACGATGCGGTCGTCTCTTCTTTGCTTTCTTTTCGTGAATATTCACAACTACACTTTGTCTCTGTGATTGTTTCTGTTTTTGCTTTATCTTACGAGGCATATAATATAAAGCAAGATATTAATCGCTAAATCTTATTTCTTCTCGAGGCTTCCATACTTAGGTGCTTGTGCAACCATTTCTTTTGCTTTCTTAGCCATCATCATATCCATTTGTCCTTTATGAAGTCCGCCAATGTGAGAGAACGGAGGAACCGCTTTTTGTCCGAAATGTCTTGAAGGTTGTCCTTTATGTCCAAGCATATATACATCCTATAGATATTATTCTTCGAAAATGGTTTAAAGTTATAGTTCCTAAAATATTGAATGGAAGAGTGGAGAGAATATATGAATACTGGTTATTGGATTAGTAATATGGGTAATGTTATGAATAAGAATGGATATATTTTAAATCCTACTATTTCAACCAGCGGTTATAAAGCATTTGGAAAAAGTCCAAAATATTATGTTCATAAAGTAGTTGCTCATTGTTTTATTGGTGAAAGACCAGAGAGATTAACAATAGACCATATAAATAGAAATAGAATAGACAATAGAGTTGAAAATCTACGATATGTATCGCAAAGTGAAAATAATAAAAATACATGTAGATATAGAATTAATAACACCGAACAAGACTCTATTCTTCGTAAGCGTATTAATATAATAGATTATAGAATCAGAGATGGAATATTAAAGAAGCCGAGAGAGTATTATATTGAACGACTATATAATCGTATTAATCATCAGGCATAATAAGCTCATCCCAATTTGCGAATATTCTTTGACTTCCAGTATTGATATACATAAAGTCGTGATTATCTTTAAAACATAATTTCAATATATCTAAAAATCTGTCTTTATAAGTTTCCACATGCTCATCGTAGATTGTCTCCATTTCCTTTTTATTTATTTTGAAAACAAAAATATCTGTGAGACCATTTCGAACTGATGGTTCCACTGATTTATAATTCTGACAAGCTATCCACATACTAAGTTTTCCATGTCTTCGATTATTAACCATTGAGAGAAACAATTTGCGTATTTGATTGTCTCGCAAACTCTTCTGAACATCATCAAATATAATTAGTGATGTCTCATCTTCTTCAGCCGCCTTCTGAACCTTTTCATAACAATCCGCTAAATTATTATAAGTGAGTTCATCGTAGAGTTGTTGTGGAGCTACATGCTTTTCAAAGAAATTGTCTTTCATACTAGAGCGAGAACCTGGAGGCATAAATACGAATATCTGATGAAATACTTTGTGGAACATCTGTGGTGTCTTCAAGAATGCAGTAAGCAGAGATGTCTTGCCGGAACCAGCTCGTCCTAGAAAACAAGTGAAGGTAGATTTGTTCATTAATGATGTGAGAGGATAAGCATCTAACTTCTCATCTAGCTTACCATCTACGCTAAACTTTGGTCGCTTCAAATTAGGAGTTTCGTTTTTTTGAACCCTTATCATATTATAGTGATTTATAATATGATGATATTTTTATTGAGATTGAAATGTTTTCAACCATTCTTCGCCTTCTTCTCTAGTATCAAACATTTTACTTTTTTTATTTTTATTTACTTGAATACATGCTCTATATTTTTTTCCACATTTTCTATTTGAATCATAATAAACAAATCCCCAAGTTGTTCTAATACATCTCTGAACATTTTCGCTTTGTGTGCAATATCGTAAGTTTTCTAATCGATTATCTGTTTTGATTCTATTAATATGGTCTATTACAAGACCTTCTGGTCTAACACCAATAAAAGCACTCATAACTAATGTATGAACGCTTCCAGTTATAGGAGTATCTTTATCAATATATAAACAAATACCACAATAACCATTTGTAGTTATGAATTGTTTTAAAATACGTTTTCGTTTATTTCTTATTCTTCCCATATTAGATATTTCATAATTAGGAAATCTTGGTATTATTTTCCATTCCTCCATAATTTTATATGTAATATTATGGACAGGTTTTTATATTGTTTTTCAACATATCCTCTTCAAACCCGGACGTCGCAAGAACCCGAGCGAGCATCAATTACTACAATGCTATCCAAGCACGACAAGCAATAGACCGTGTGAGCATTGGTAACAGCCGAAGCAAGATTGAGCTCCAAGAAAGCCTGGCTAGAGTTGAGGTTGATACCCGAGAGAATACCAACTGAATTGACATCTTCGACATCAACACCAAAGAAGAAAGAAGATTGACCGTTGGTTTCAGGAGCAGCACCAGTGACGGCAGCCTGGACCGTGTATAGATAATCCTGTGTGTTAGCATTAGCAGTGAGAGATTGAGCGGTTCCACCAGTGGAAAGACGGCAGAATCTATCAGGAAGCGGGGCCACCTTAAGAGTTGGGCTGTTGAATGAACCCAAAGCGCGTTGGAGCTCAGTCATAACACGAGCCGGGTGAAGAAGAGCCTCTACAGGAAGAGATGGATATCTGATCGAGTTCGCGTTGAAGCAAATGTTCTGAGCGATAGGGTTCTTGGAATCGTATTTACCATTCGGGCAACGACCAGCAAGTAATTCTTGGAAAGAATAGAGAACAGACTTGACAGATGAACCACGCACACCAGAAATGACGCTGTTGAATCCAGATGTTCCAGCCGAAAGAGTAGAAGCAGCCACGCGCCAAGTGTTTCCTTGTAAGTAGTATTTACCATCATGGAGGGATGACTCGATCATCTGAGTAGCAGAAGGAGGAAGAGTAACATACTGAAGATTGAGAACAATGTCAGTAAGAGTGACACGGAAAGTTGCGTTAGCACCGATAGCTTGGTCTGCTGTAATAAGAGTAAGCGGCAAAATGTTTGTGGTTGTAAGGATAAGCTGTAATTTCGGAATAGAACCAATAGGAAACATTTTCGAGGCTGATGTTCCAACAATGCTAGAAAGAAGAGGATAAGAGTAAGAATATGTAACAGCGTTCGTTGCAGCCAAATCAGCTGCGTTTGTTCCAAGGAAAGGAATCTCGTGACCCTTGACTACACCATCAGCTCCGCCAGAATACATACCGAATTGAAGAGCATTTCCATCTCTGTCTGAGTTCGACATCTGGAACTGGGTGAGGACATTGTAAATGATACCCAATTCGCTTATGCTCTCAAGAACATTTCCAGCAGGACCGAGAACTTGGAGTCCATCGAAAAAGGAAAAAGCACCACCACGGAGATTAGGTGCCTGAGCTACACGATAAGTGGTTCCAGTGGTGAGACCTTCATAAATCGCACGGAAAGAAATCGTGGATTGGCGGGTATCAATCCAGCTTCCAGCGAGACAAGGAATATCAAACTGAACATTCTGCGAGTTAAAGGCAGAATCAGCGAGAATCGTATTTCTTGCAGGAGTAGTGTAAGTAGGAGACACTATGCTTGACAAGTTTGATGGAGTTACGCGAACCTGCTTGGAGGTTGTTCCATCAGGCATCGCTGAATCTAGGTCGCTGAGTTTCATCAACTCAGGAACGGCGTATTGTATTGGTAGGGCCATTATACCATAACAAGACAAATTATTCCTAGACAGTTGCTTCTTTTATTGCCTTTTCCACTATTTTCTGATTATTGGATTTCACTAAACTACCAAATGTCTCTATTCTTGGAATCCATTTTCGATAAATATCCAATTGAACCGACCAGAAACTAGCTACACCATTGAAATTAATCGGCTTACCTCCTTCATCCGTTAATTTGAAAGTGAGTCTTTGAATTGATTCTGTTTTTACTAAAGTTAGGATTTGTGGAGCATTATATACAATTTGACTATTCAATCTGGAATTGTTTGGTATTGCTAAAATAATATCGCCATTCTGGCTATTACTTCCATTTCCCAATTCTGGACAATGAAGCATGATTCGTGGAATCGGAAGAAAATTGAAAACCCTAGGCAATGATAATGATCTTGATGTTGATGATATAGTATCGCTAAAACCCATAATGTAATCGATTGTGGATGCTGAAGTAAATGTGAAATCATATGTCGTATTTGTTATTATGAATCGCGAATTGACTAAATCGATACTGATACTATATCTACTTGGGAGAATAGTTCTAAAGTCTGTCATGAACTCATTTGCGTTATAATTACCGTACTCCCAATAATATCGATATGTTAAACTATTTTCAACCACCTCCAACATATTATTTGTCTCGTTTATTTGAAAGAAACTGACTGGTATAATGATATATGGTATGCTTACTTGAACATAAGCTATGCTATCATCTGGAGTCAGAAAATCAGGAATATCAAATGCTACATATGATTTGAAGTTTGGGTCTTCATTTAATACTGTTGAATCTGCTCCTCTAGTGCTGAGACAATATGTTTTACTATCTTGTATAAAATTGTTCGCCATTTATAATATCTTGATATATTCTATATGCAGCCTTATAGTGAAAAGGACAACTTGAAACCCCTATTAAAGGCTAGTTATGAAACAACTAAAGATGCGCGCAATACATTACGCGATGCCGGTTATACTTTAGACCAACAGCTATCTAACATGAATACAAAAGTATTTACAGACCAAATGGGCAAACCGCATATTGCTTTTCGTGGTTCAAAACACATTTTAGATTGGATTCGCGATGATCCTCTGATTGCTTTAGGATTAGGTAAATATGCCCCTCGTGTCCAACAAGCGAAAGACATTACAAAAAAAGTAGAAGAAAAATATCATAAACCCGCTGATGTATTCGGAAATAGTTTGGGAGGATTTCTGGCTGAAAATAGTGGAGCCCATGGAAAAATAGTGACCCACAATAAGGCTGTTTCTATTACCGATATTGGAAAGACTATTTCAAAGAACCAAGAAGACATTCGCTCTTTACAGGACCCCGTTTCGGTTCTATCTCTCACCCAAAAACATAAAGGGAGATTTGTTAATACAACTCCGGTGATGGGCTTAGTAGATTCCCATTTATATTCATCCTTACCAGATAAGTTTTTGGTTTAATTTTCTCAATTCATTTTATATGACCAATAGACAAATCATTTTCGAATCTATTTATCCGATTACTTTGAAAGATGCTCTGGATGACCTTGCGAAATTAAATCCGTCGCTTGCTATTGGTTCTCAATCTGGTTGTAAGTTCTTAAACTTTTTTGTAGGAATTGAGAG